GATAGAATAAGTTGCCAGAAATTAGGTGAAAAGATCTATTCACTCTTCACTGAAAGGAGGAAGAGCGCCTATTTTCTGTAGAGATTCGAGTTCTATCTGAAGGTCTGCTAACCATTTAGCCTCATCATACCTTTTGACTGGTAAAACGGGTTGGAAACCACGTTTACCAGACGGTAGAATGCGGTATGGAACGGTTGAGCACCCATTAGAGGTCTTAACAAGGCAGTCCGGAATTTTGTTAATAACCGGAACTCCACGTTCTAGAGCAGTGGTTCGATCCCACTCCGCCAAGATAGTACGGACTTTCTCTGTCCGGAACTCTTCCGCAATTTCATCGAGATTTCTCTCAAATAATCGCTTAGGGTTTCCGTATGGTATAAAATCCATACTCTCTAATAGTACTTCATTGAAGAAAACCTTCTCTGAATAAGGTCTCTTAGAAAACCAATTACAGCCAATGGGACTCAAAAAGTCGCCAAAGGTTTCTAATAGTTTTCTGTACTCCGGTCTCAGTTTCTTAAGGATACGCTCTCCAAAAGCTTCACCCAACCAGATAATACTCCTAGGAGAAAAATCCCAGTTTAGAGATCTTACGATGAGATTAGATAAAATGTAATGACCTGCAAACTCCGCTAGATTATAGGAGTCAATGGTCTTTGGCATGCTAATAGGAATGATCAAATCATTCATTGTCTTAATATACTTAAAGTATAGATCGACATCAAGAATGACGATATCATCACCTAAGACATACCATTTTCCATCCCACTCACCACAATTTAAGTGGAGTAAAAGTAGACCATGCCATAAGGCAAAAGTGCCAAAGCTAGGATACAATCCTAGAGGTTGTCCTCTGGTCCACTTTACCGTACCAATAGGTTTGTTTCCTGGGCCAATCATAATCCATTTTCCTTTTGAAATAACTTCAAATAGGTCAACGAATTGATGATACTCAGGTTCAAGTATTGAACGTAACAAACGAGATTGGTAAGTTAGCGGGATATGATCAGTTGCTTTTGTTAGGTCTACTGAGAAACACCGTCCTCCTTTTCGAAGATGATCCTGGATTGCTGAAAATCCCTTTGTTTGTTCAAAGGTGCAATCCCAAGGTAATCGTCTAAGTAAGGAGTATACGAAATCTCCCAAAGGCCTGAGCAGCATCTGCTCATAACGGTAAGGGCACGCCACATGGCGATATTTCCCTTTGTCTCTGACAAAGTTGACCTCTCCAGAATAGTGAAAGGGCTTATAGAATGAGTGAGAGATAACATCTGCTCGCCCAGGGTCTAATCCCCCTTCAAAGTCCTTAAAGGTCCCCTCTGAAAGAACACCCTCATACTTATCTCGATTTAACAGATATAGGGCCCACTCCATTTCGAAACCCGAATTACCTTTAAA